CTGCAATCTAAGTGGGAGAACATCTTTGCAGGATTTGCGAAGAGCTTGGCCGATGACTTTGTCAAGAAATCTGATGAGCATGCAACTTCAGCAACCAAATTCAGCCTGTCATCTGCTGGGATAGTCGAGCCGCGAGCGACCTACAACGAGGCTGTTGCCAACGTTCTTGGAGCAGCCCAGAAATTCAACCACACGTTGATCACCGGCATTCAGCAAGATGTGCACGAGAAAATATATACTGCAGTAATGCTGTCATTGACTTCGCCAGACCCTCAAAGTCAAGGCGCATCAGGCATCGAAGCCGCACTGAGGAAGACTAATGAATTTTCCGAGGACAGAATAAAACTAATCACAAGGGACCAGACAAGTAAGTTGTTCAGTTCACTCAGTGATGAGAGAATGAAAGAGAATGGATGTGAAGAGTTTGAGTGGTTGCATTCATCTGCAGGCAAAGTACCGCGCCCTGACCATGTTCACAAAAATGGCCAGATATTCAAACTGAACGACCCAAGGTTATGGGAAGGCCCCAAAGCAGATCAGGGACCGCCTGGATGGGCAATAAACTGTCGTTGCAGAAAAGTACCAATCATTAACCCTTAATAGTGAGAAATTGACATGCAAACTGCACAAGTGGAAACAAAAGATGGATTCATTCCTGCAGTAGTCGTTGAACTTTATGACAGACTGGGCGACAGCCAGTTCTTCAGTTGGCGTTGGGCGGTAATTGACATTGCATTCCTTTCCCTTATTTTCCTGCTTTGACTAATTGCGGTTGCGGATCGCCGCAATATCCATCCGCAACCGCGAAACCCGCGCCGCGCCTGGGCTGCACATACTTAGTTGCGGAATTGCGGTTGCGGGTTGCCGCGCTGCAAAAGTCCTAGGCCCCTTTTATTTTATACTTTTCTAAATAAGATTTTATCCGCAATAACGCAACTAAGTATGTGCAGCCCAAGTATTACGCGGCGTTGCGGGTTGCGGAATTAGTTGCGACTGAATAGTTCATCAAAACCAACCGCAACTTCGACACAAGGCCAAGGAGCTTGCGAAATATTACAGCGCCTTAGTTGCCTTGGCTTGCGGCGTGCACTTATACTACACACGAGAACAACGCTAGGGCCAATATATGTCGAGTAGCAGACAGCGCGATGCAAACGGATTCCTCTTGGTAAAAGGGTGTCCAATTTCATCGTTCGGCATTTTTGACTATGGCGCTGGACAACTTGGCCTGCCAGGCGACCCAATGCGAGTCGTCAAGGTATATCGCCCAGAGTCTGCAGTCAGTTGCCCTGAAGCAATAAAATCCTTTCAAAACGTCCCGTTGATTGATGATCACGAGATGCTGTCAGGGTTTGAGGGTGATCAAGAGGACACGGCCCCTGAAGATTACGGCATTGACGGCGTATTGACAGGGAACGTATATTATGACGCGCCATGGATGCGCGGTGATCTTAAAGTGTTCACCCGCAAGTTGCAAAAGCAATTGCAATCTGGCAAAAAGGATTTGTCCCTTGGGTACAACTGCGACTTTATTCAGCAGCCCGGTGTTTTTGAAGGGCAGCCGTATGAGGTGATGCAAATTAACTTGCGCGGCAACCACATCGCGCTGGTTAAAGAGGGCCGGGTCAGTGGAGCAAAAGTGCTTGATGGTATGTGCTTCGACCATTTTAGCTTTGATTATGTCAAACCTCAAGAGGTAAAATCAATGAAGCTTAACCGCAAGGCGATGGACAATGCAGTTGAACAGCTGCAGGCCCTCATCCCAGCACTCCAGGCCTTTTTGGCCGAAGAGGCTAAAGAGCCTGAGCACCAACCGGGCGCTGAGCCAGCTGCAGAACCTGCCGCTGAGCCGGTTTCCACTGATGCCGAACCTGCTGCAGATCCAGTGGTCGAACCCGCTGCTGAGCCAGCTGCAGAACCTGCGGCCGAACCTGCTGCTGAGCCTGCTGGCGGCAACCAAGAAGTCGTTGCAATTCTCGATCAACTCGGTGCACTTTGCTCCCAGCTGAAGGTGGCTTTGACCGGCGAAGGGGCGCAGAATGACCCAGCAGCAGATGACGCCGCCGTCGAACCGGGCACCGAAGGCATCCAAGATAACGCCGCGCCCGAAGACCCGGCCCAAGACGACATCCCAGCCAACGGCCAAGGAAAAGCGCCGGAAGGCCCTGCAGCAGGAGTTCACGCTCAAGCGGGCGATGCTTCGCTTCAGCGTTTCTACGATGATCTTGCTGTTAAGGATCGCCTCGTCAGCCGGTTGTCTAAAGTTGTTGGAGCCTTTGATCACCGGGCTATGGACTCAGCTAAAGTCGCTGCTTATGGCGTCAATAAGCTGAAGCTGAAATGCGCCAAAGGCCAAGAGGCCGTGGTGCTGGACAGCTACCTTACCGGCGTCGAAGCGCGCAAGACGGCAGACGCCTCCAATGTTGCACGTCGTGCTGCCGATAGCGCCAATGCGACTTCCGAACTCACCGCATACCTTGAGGGGAAATAAGCCATGTCCTTCCAGTCCACTGTGTACCGCCAGTACACCACCGGCTTCCCAGGTGAAGTCGCCAAAGACGGCCCGCTGCGCGCAAAGCCCGCTCGCATCGCGTCTGCCACCATCGGTGAAGACCCGGGCAAATCCACCAACCGCATCAGCCGTGCGTTCGGCTGGAGTGCTGAGTTGGACCCGACCGGCAACACCATCGCTGCCACTGGCGCTGAGGTTGTTGTGGGCGGCCCACGCTTCTACGGCGTTCTGTTCCACTCCAAGCACTATGCCCTGTATGGCACCGTAGAAGGTGGCCCGCTGGCCTCTTCGATGGACCTGCCGCAGGGTGCGAATGCCGAATTCGCTGACATGGTGATCATGCACGCTGAGGTGTTCAACCACACCACCGGTGCCAAGTCCATCGCCTATGGTGACGCCCTGGCATACGTGCCAAGCAGCATTACCACCGAGAACAACCCGTTGGCGCTGCCATACGGCGCCCTGATCAGCTACAGCGGTGCGCTGCCTGCGGGCATGATCGCAATTCCGAACAGCCGCGTGATCAACCCAGTCAGCCTGTCGGCGTCGGCTGTTGATGCGCTGGTGTCCACCTACACCACTGTTCAACTCACTCAGTAAGGAGGCCGCGAATGGCTCGCCAAGCAAGCGTCACCCGCTCGTACATCCCCGGTCGCAAGACCCGGGTGTTCGACATGAAGACCATCACCAACGAGGCTGTTGCCGGCCTGGCGCGCATCGGCGTCGTGTTCGATCACGCCACCGTACACGACCAGATCCAGAAGCTGGCCGCTGCCGGCGCCTTCACCAGCAACAAGGCTGTTGGTGACTCTGCGTTCGCGCCTGCCGTTACCCAGGCATCGATCCCGACCCCAATCCAGTTCCTGCAAACCTGGCTGCCAGGCTTTGTCAAGGTCCTGACTGCGGCCCGCAAGATTGACGAGTTGATCGGCATCAAAACTGTCGGCTCCTGGGAAGACGAAGAAATCGTGCAAGGTATCGTGGAGCCTTCTGGCACCGTGTCCGAATACGGCGACTTCACCAACATCCCGCTGACCAGCTGGAACGTGAACTTTGAGCGCCGTGGCATCGTTCGCGGTGAAATGGGCATGGCCGTTGGCCTGCTGGAAGAGGGCCGCGCTGCTGCAATGCGCCTGAATTCGGCAGAAACCAAGCGCCAAGGTGCTGCCGTACAGCTGGAAATCTTCCGTAACGCAGTCGGCTTCTACGGCTGGAACTCGGGCAACAGCCGCATCTTCGGCTTCCTCAACGATCCGAACCTGCCAGCCGTCATTTCGTCGTCTGTCACTGGCGGCTGGGGCGCTGCCGGCACCGACTTCCAGGACATCACCGGCGACATCCGTATGGCCGTCGTCCAGCTGCGCACGCAGTCCCAGGACCAGATTGACCCTGAAAAGGTCGAGCTGACCCTGGCCCTGCCAACCAGCAAGGTCGATTACCTGTCCGTCACCACCGACTTCGGTGTGTCGGTTCGCGACTGGATCACCCAGACCTATCCGAAAATGCGCATCTGCTCTGCACCAGAGCTGACTGGCGTTGTGATCGGCTCTGAAGACCCAGAAGACATGTTCTATCTGTATGCAGACGATGTTGACGCATCCATCGACGGCTCCACCGATGGCGGCGAAACCTTCGCCCAGCTGGTGCAGACCAAGTTCATGACCCTGGGCGTCGAGAAGCGCGCCAAATCGTATGTCGAAGACTACGCCAACGGCACCGCAGGCACCATGTGCAAGCGTCCATATGCGGTGGTTCGCGTCGGCGGTATCTGATCGTTTACTGGCGGTCGGAAACAAAGTAAAATGGCGCGGCTGATACCCGCGCCATTTTCCGATGGGCTTAGGCTGTAGGGGCCTATTTCCACGTAATTACTAGGACTACAAACACCATGAGCAAGTACATTCTTTCGACGATGACCAACTCGGTATCGTACACAGTTTATGAAAAGATCGGCAATCTGCCGGTCCCAAAGAAAAAGGTGACCATCTTCGGTGGCGCCAACCTTCCTTCGCTTCGCAGCGGATTCGGTGAGATGGCCAGCGACGGCCAAGGCGCCCCTATCTGGACTGCCTCTGGCATCGTAACCTCGGTTTCCGATGCCGACTACGAAATCTTGAAGGAACATTACCTCTTCAAGAAGCACCTGGCAAAGGGCTTGGTGAAGCCGCTGAATCAAGACATTCGCGGAAATCACGCAGAAGTGAAACGTCAGGTCAACACCAACATGACCAAGCGCGACGGCTACGCCCAGCAGAACGGCCAAAGCTTCCGTGAGAAAGTGAAGGTGAGCACCCAGCGCGACATCGATCCCGACGCTCAATTCCGCATCTAAGGTAGGTTGCCATGGCCCAGTACGACGATCAATTTTTTCGCACACAGTTGATTGCTTTCAAAGATCCTGCTGTGTATCCAGAGGCGATTCTGGAAGCGTACTGGGAAATGGCACGCGAGTTCATTGCCGTCGAAGACTCTCCATGCTACGTCCTCAACGGCAAGACGCTGGTTATGGCAGTCAAT